GCAGTAAGTGGCTTCTCAGGTGACTCAGCTGCTTCGCAAGGCGCTGATGGTTCAGGTATTGGTGGATTAGCTAACGTTGATTCAGCTGGTGCTATCCCAACATTCGGTGGTGGTATGACTACTGCGAATGCTGAGCAACTAGGTACAACTGGTGAGTCTTCTTTCGCTGAAATGGGTTTCACCATTGAAAAAGCAACTGTGACAGCTAAGTCACGTGCTTTGAAAGCTGAATACACACTAGAGCTAGCTCAAGACTTGAAAGCGATTCATGGTCTAGACGCTGAGACAGAATTGGCAAACATCTTGTCAACAGAAATCTTAGCTGAAATTAACCGTGAAGTGATTCGTACAATCAACTCTCGTGCTAAAACTGGTTTCACAACTGCTAACGCTACTAAGCAAGGTATCTTTGATCTATCAACAGATGCAGATGGTCGTTGGTCAGCTGAGAAATTCAAAGGTCTAGTTGTACAGCTTGATCGTGAAGCTAACCAAATCGCAAAAGACACTCGTAGAGGAAAAGGTAACATCGTTATCTGTTCTTCAGACGTTGCAACAGCATTGTCAGCATCAGGTATGCTAGACTATACACCTGCAATGAACACTGCGTTGAACGTAGACGACACAGGCAACACATTTGCTGGTACTTTAAACGGTCGTATGAAAGTATACATCGACCCATATGCAACTGCTGATTATATCACAGTTGGATACAAAGGTACAAACGCATATGACGCAGGTATCTTCTATTGCCCATACGTACCATTAACTATGGTTCGTGCAGTTGGCGAGAATGATTTCCAACCACGCATCGGGTTTAAAACTCGTTACGGTATGGTTGCTAACCCATTCGTAGGTTCAACACCAGGCGACGACATTGGTTCAGCTCGCGCTAACCAGTACTACAGAATCTTCCGCGTAGACAATATCTTAAACCCAGCATAGGGCTTAGATACGGAAAATAACTTGGGCGGCTTCGGTCGCCCTTTTTTTATGTTTAAAACCTATATAAATACATGTGAATAGGAGAGACATATAATGCCAACATTAGATCCAACATCTACAGTTAATGTAGATACAGCGCTTACAGGTACAACAACTGGATTAAATAATCTTAATCTATTACAACCTACTGCGTTTAAACTAATTGTAGATAGAAAGAACTTTGCTAATCTAGAGTTCTTTTGTCAGAATGTATCTCATCCTAACATATCAGTACCAGTTGCTGAAGTGCCTTACTCACGTATTGGTAATCTTGCTATACCAGGAGACAAGTTGACTTTTGGTGAACTAGAAGCTATAATAGTAGTTGACGAGAATATGAATTCGTATACTGAGATGTATAATTGGTTGCATAGAATGGTACAAAAGCCTGAGAGGTCAAGATTAAATAGATCTATGACAGATACTGCTCCTCCTACTACAACTGATATTACTCTAGCAATGCTGAGTAGTCATAATAATGTTACTAGAACGATTAGATATATAGATTGTGTACCGACAAGCTTAGGTCAGATGGATATGTCAGCTGTTGCTGGTGATACTATTGCAATTACTTTCCCAGTTACGTTTAGGTTCTCTTACTTTGAATTAGATTAAATAATGAGGTTATATTATGGATTTGAAAAACATTCTAGAAGAATGGGCGAATGATAGTGTTATACAAAGAACTGCTTTAGACGAGACGTCGAGAGCTACTCCTTCACTACATGCTAAATACCTACAGTGGCTAGCAGAGGCTAAGCTAGCTAAGAAACGTTCTGAGTTTAAACAGAAGACGTTACTAAAGAAAAAATGGCTATACTATAATGGTAAGATGGATAGAGAGTCTATAGAAGCTCTTGGATGGGAACCTGATCCGTTTGACGGACTAAAGGTTATGAAAGGTGAGATGGAATACTACTATGATAGTGATCCAGAGATCCAACAAAGCGAAGAGAGAGTTCAGTATTGGAAGACTGTAATAGAAACTCTTACTGAGATAGTAAACAATCTAAATTGGCGACATCAGACTATCGGCAATATTATAAAATGGAAACAATTTGAGGCAGGTAACTAATAATGTTTACCCACGTTGATCATGGTATCACTCTACCTAAAATGACTAGAAAAACTACTGAGAAAGGTCGTAAGTACTTTACCCCAGACGGTAATGCTTATCCTTCTATCACAACAGTACTTAATATTCTTAGTGTAGACTCTATCATGAAGTGGCGTAAAAGAGTTGGCGAAGAAGAAGCTAATAAGATATCTCATCAAGCTGCTACAAGAGGTACATCTGTACATAAGTTAGCGGAAGACTATATAGATAATGTAGATGATTGGAAAGGTAAGGCTATGCCTAATAACCTATACACATTCAGTCATCTAAAAGATATCATTGATAATAGATTAAATAATGTATGGTTTCAAGAAGAATATCTCTATAGTGATAGACTTAAATGTGCTGGTCAGGTTGACTGTATAGCTGAGTTTGACGGAGAGCTATCTATAGTAGATTTTAAGACATCTCGCAAACCTAAGAAGATAGAGTGGATAACGAACTACTTTATACAAGCATCGTTCTACGCTGCGGCCTTCTATGAGAGAACGGGAGTCCCTATCAGACAAGGGGTCATATTGATCACAGTGGATCACAATGAACCTCAGGTCTTTAAGATTAACACACATGAGTACTTACAACAGTTTTTAGATGTAAGACAGAAGTATAAAGAATTAAAAGAGAATGGTTGACTTTACTGTACGATTAAAAGACTATAGTATGTTGTATGTAGACTGTGAAGCAGGACATGCAGCAGAGCTATCTGATTACTTCTCATTCTATGTTCCAGGTTATAAGTTTATGCCTGCATATAAGAACAAAGTATGGGATGGAAAGATAAAGCTTTTTAATCGCATGAACGGAGAGCTTCCTGCTGGGCTATATGCTTATTTAGTAAAGTTTGCAATTGAGCGATCTTATTCTGTTGACACAGAAGAGTCTGATTTTGGATTTCCGATACCGGCTGCTGAACCTCTTCAATCACTACCTGATCTACTTTCTGACGCAGGGCTTCCATTTCAGCCTCGAGACTACCAATACGATGCCATTGAAACAGCCCTAACAAGATCTCGAGCAATTCTTTTATCTCCTACAGGTTCAGGTAAATCATTTATAATTTATCTCATTGCTAAATATTGGTTACAGTATATAGAGAAATCAAAAGCTGACCGAGTACTTGTTATTGTACCTACCACATCTCTTGTTGAACAAATGCATCAAGATTTTATAGACTATGGAATGAGCGAAAATGAACTACATAAAATATATTCAGGCCGAGATAAAGTCACTAATAAACCTATTATTATTAGCACCTGGCAATCTATTTATAAGCTTCCTAGAAAATGGTTCGAACAGTTTGGTATGGTACTTGGAGATGAGTGCCACGGATTTAAGTCAAAGTCTCTCTCCTCGATTATGAACAAAGCTACCCTAGCTAAATATAGGTATGGGTTCACAGGCACATTAGACGGTACATTAACTCATAAGCTAGTACTTGAAGGATTATTTGGTCCTGTATATCAGGTTACTACTACAAAGAAATTACAAGATAACGAAACTCTAGCACCGCTAGATATTAAAGTACTATTATTAAACTACACTAAAGAAGTAAGAGAAGATTTTGGAAAGAAAACTTATCAAGAGGAAATTGAGTTCATTATTGGAAATACTGGGCGTAACAGGCTCATTTCTAATCTGGCTTTATCTGCTAAGGGAAATACTCTTGTCTTATTTAACCGTGTGGACGCTCATGGCAAACCTCTCTATGAGTTGATAAATAGTAAGGTAGAAGAAGGACGTAAAGTGTTCTTTGTATCTGGAGAAGTAGATACATCAGACAGAGAAGCAATACGTAAGATAGTAGAGAAGCAAAGCAATTCTATCATTGTAGCATCTCTTGGTACATTCAGTACTGGTATTAATATACGTAACCTACATAATATTGTATTTGCGTCACCTTCTAAGAGTCAGATTAAAGTTCTACAGTCTATTGGACGAGGACTAAGAAAATCAGATAACGGACAGACTACTACGTTATATGATGTTGCTGACGATCTACATTGGAAAGGCAGAAAGAATTATACATTACTACACTCTATTGAACGAGTAAAGATATATGAGAAAGAGCAATTTAATTATAAAATGATAAAGGTGGATATTAAATGAGTTACACACAGTTTAAATTAGCTAATGGTGATGAGATAGTAGCTCAGGTCGTCCAAGAGCCTGAAGGAGATGACTATAACGTTGTAATAAGAAATGCAATGATGGTAGTTAGATCAGAAGCTCTTAGAGATGGCTTTAGATATTATTCATTCAGACCGTGGATGTCTTTTCAACTTGAAGATGAATATCTACAGCTATTAAACTTTAATCAGATTATTGGTGAAGCTAAACCATCTAAAGTTCTTTTAACTCAGTACTTCAAAGCAATTGAGAGTGAGCAGGATATAGAAGCTGATAGTGATGTAGATAACTTAAAAAATATTAGACGCCTTGTTGCAGATCTTCAAGCTGAACCAGGGTATTTAGACTCAGACGAAGACAATGTTATATCTCTATTCGATAAGGACAAGTTACACTAATGGAAGATACAGAAGCTTATTTAAAATATCCTAAACAACGTAAGTGGATGAACAAGTTATGGTTAGCTGAAAAGTTTGGTTATGTTTGTGGCCCTGCAGGAGTAGAAATACCAGAGACAGGCACGTATGTTGTAAGACCTATATATAACTTAGCTGGTATGGGAGCGTGTGCATCCGTACAAAAGTTAGCTAAAGGAGATCATACTTCTATTGCACCTGGTTATTTTTGGTGTGAGTACTTTGATGGTAAACATTACTCTGCTAACTATGAATGGAAGATGAATGACCATGTAGGGGGTAAATGGGTAGGACTTAGCTGCTGGGAAGGTATCAACATGCCTATAAACCTATCTAGGTTTGTTGAGTGGAGAAGATCTAATCATATACCTACGTTACATCATTCGTTCAAAGCACTAGGAGAGAATGTAACTCATCTTAACGTAGAGTTTATTAATGATAAACCTATTGAAGTTCATCTTAGACTATCTCCTAATCCAGTATACGATCTTTTGATTCCTGTATGGGCATCAGACATTGGTAAGAAGAAAGAACATATGGAATTACATGGGTTTGAGTTTATAGAAGATTATGAGGATGCGAATGGGTATATAGATGACCCCCGAATCGGATTCTTAGTTAAATAACATATCTCCCCTCTCCCCATATCGCTATATGATTATATACGATCTCGCGAGAAGTGCAACTGTTTTCTTTAGTTGCATCTAATAAAAAAACATACTATAATATAATGAATTGAAGGAATTTTATCATGGCTAGAACTAAACGAGCAAGTATCCATTATGTCAACAACAAAGAGTTCTCTCAAGCAGTTGTAGATTATGTACGTACTCTAAATGAGGCTCAAAAAGCAGAAACTAAACTACCTATTGTACCTAACTATATTGCATCTTGCTTTCTAAAGATCGCAGAAGGTCTATCTCATAAGTCAAATTTTATTCGTTATACCTATCGTGAAGAGATGGTTATGGACGCTGTAGAGAATTGTCTTCGTGCGATTGATAATTATAATATAGAAGCAGCTACTCGTACAGGTAATCCAAATGCATTCGCATACTTTACTCAGATTTCTTGGTATGCATTCCTTCGTCGTATTGCTAAAGAGAAGAAGCAACAAGATGTAAAGCTTAAGTTCTTATCTCAGAGTGGACTAGAAGAGTATATCGATACTAATCAAAATGATACTCACTCAGTGCAGGTAGTTAGAGCATTCGTAGATCAGCTCAAAGATCGTATTGATAAAGTAAAAGAGAAAGATTCAGAAGTAAAAGTCTTTGCTCAAGAGGAAAAGAAACGTAAGAAGCGTAATGTAAATGTAGATTCAGACCTAGGAGATTTTATAAAATGAGAATTCTTGTAACTGGTTCAGATGGAATGGTAGGCAGTCGTCTAGTTAAGTTCCTTAAGAATAATAACTGCACAGTATATGAGTTTGGTGATGATAGAGATATTAGGTCTCAACAAGATTGGCAATCCTTTGCTGACTTAGACTTTGATTTTATTATCCATCTAGCAGCTCTTGCTGGAGTTAGACCTTCATTTGATAACCCTGAATTGTATCACGATGTTAACGTAAATGGTACGCGTAATATGCTTGAGTTCGCTGAAGCAAATGCTAAACATATTCTATATGCTTCTTCATCTAATGCATATGAGTGGTGGGGTAATCCATATGCTGCTACTAAGAGAATGAATGAGATTCAATGTGAAGACTACTCTGCTATTGGTATGAGGTTCCATACTATCTGGCCTGGTAGAGATGATATGTTGTTTATGAAGTTTAAGAACAATCAAGTTAAGTATATCAATAGAAAGCATAACAGAGACTTTGTTCATGTAGATGATATTATTTCGGCAATTTTTAAGTTGATTAATAACTTCGAAGCAGCTATAATAGAGAGACGTGTATATGATATAGGTACAGGTCATTCTACTCCTGTAGAGCAAGTTGCGAAAGCATTTGGCTTTGATGGTGAATGGCGTGATGAGAACCCTGCAGGTGAAAGAGTTCATACTATAGCAGATATCGACCCGCTACTTAAACTAGGATGGACACCGAAATGGAATATATTAGATTATGAAAATAGCCCTACTTAATGACACTCATTGTGGCACTCGCAATAGCTCTGACATCTTTCTCGATAACGCAGAGAAATTTTACGATGATGTATTTTTTCCTTGTCTTCTGGAACGGGGTATTAGCCATATCGTGCATCTTGGTGATTACTATGATAACAGGAAGTTTATTAACTTCCGCGCTCTTAACAGGAACCGTAATCACTTTCTTAAACCGTTAAGAGAGAATGGAAT